CCACCAAGGCACGTTCTGGGGCAAGTTCCGCGCGCGCCAGCCGTACCTCATTGGCCGACCGTTCCGCGTCATTCGCGGACTTCTGGGCCAGTCGCTNGCCGAAATGGAGACGNGGCANTNCATCATCGAATCGTTCAACGGTCCGACGACGGACGGGAAATATTCGATCGTCGCCAAGGACATCCTGAAACTCCTCGATGGCGACCGCGCGCAGGCACCGGCCGTGAGCCAGGGTTTCCTCACGAGCGATATCGCCGACGACGCGACATCGATCACGCTCAACCCGTCCGGCATCGGCGACGCCGAATATCCGGCCGCCGGATACGCGGCGATCGGCGGCAAGGAAATCGTGGCGTTCACGAGATCGTCCGACGCGATGACGATCACGCGCGCGCAGTACAATACCGATGCGATTGAACACGACGCCGGCGACCGCGTGCAGTTGTGCCTCGAATATACCGGTGATGACGCGGCCGACATCATCGCGGACCTGATGACCAATTACGGCGAGGTTCCGTCCGTCGCGATTCCGATAGACGCGTGGAAATCGCAGACATCCGCCTACCTGCGGCGGCAGTATTCGGCGCTGATCCCGGAACCGACCTCCGTCAAGACGCTGATCAACGAGTTGATCGAGCAGGCGGCGCTGTCGATCTGGTGGGATGATATCGCGCAGCTCGTGCGATTGATCGTGCTGCGCAAGATCCCCGACGATGCCGGCATTTTTGACGACGAGAGCATCCTTGAAGCCTCGTTGCGAATTCAGGAACAACCGAGCACGCGACTGTCCCAGGTCTGGACGTATTTCGCGCAGATCGATCCTCTGAAATCCGTCGACGACGCTGACAACTATCGATCGATCGCAGTGACGGTCAACATCGATGCCGAGACCGATTACGGGTCGAGCGCGATCAAAAAACTGTATTCGCGATGGATACCCGCCGGCGGGCGCGCGGTCGCGACGCGCGTGAACGATATCCAGCTCGGTCGGTTCCGCGACGCGCCGCGAAAATTCTCGTTCACGTTGTTTCGATACGCGGTCGACCGGCCCGTCATCGGGTCCGGGTATCGCATCGAGGCGTGGCCGTTGCAGACCGACGAAGGCGCGCCGGACACTGTGCCGATGCAGTTCGTCAAGGTGACGCCGGACGCCGACGTGTTCAAGGTCGAGGCCGAGGAACTGCGATTTGTCGAACTGGATGAGACCGACGCCAACAATCGGACGATCATCTACGATTCCGACATCAACAATGTGAATATCCGCACGACGCACGATCTCCTGTACCCGACGCCAGTCGACGGCGACGAGGTGACCGTGATCGTCGAGGCCGGCGCGATCGTCGGCTCGGCGACGACTGCAACGGCGGCCATGGTGGTCGGCGACTGGCCGTCTGGCGTGACCATCAATCTAACCGTGCGCGGGCGGATACAGGGGCGCGGCGGCAACGGTGGCGCGACACGCAAGGGCGAGGACCGCGAGGACGGTCACGACGGCGGCGCGGCACTGTACACGCGATACGCGATCAATATGGAACTCGACGATGGCGAGATATGGGGCGGCGGCGGCGGCGGCGCATCGGGCGGCACTGAGGGTGATCGCGGCGGAGGCGGCGGCGCTGGCACGATCCCTGGAGACGGCGGGTATTCGAACCGGCTGGCCAACTCCACCGGCGATCCAGGCACGCCGACCGCCGGCGGCACCAGCCCCGGCGGCGTGGGCGGCGGCAGCGGCGGCGGACCCGGGCTGGCGGGAAATCCGAGCGACCCGGGCACGCCACCGACATATTACCACGTTGGTGGTGCAGCAGGCGCGGCCATTGACGGCGTGTCGTACGTGACGGAAACTGGCGCTGGCGACAAGCGCGGACCGGAGGTGAACTGATGGCACTCGCACGATGGAACGGGCACGTCCAGACGACGGCAGGTGCGGCCGTGGCGTCAGCCTATGTCGAGGTTCGGCGCGAGGATGACGACACGCTGGCGTCGCTGTATTCTGACCGCGAGGGCGAGACGCCGAAGGCAAATCCGTTTCAGGCGGACTCGACAGGGTATGCGTTTTTTCATGCGATCGGCGCGGCGTATCGGGTGCGCGCGTATGCGACGGGGTTCGAAAAGATTTGGGAATATGTTCCTGTCGGGTTGGGGGGTGAGAGCGACCTGACGGCTGAATTCGTGGTCGATAACGTCGGGACTATCCTGGCAAGTGCGGCGGGGAAGACGACGCCGGTTGATGCGGATGCGGTGACGTTGATCGACAGCGCGGATGACGATGCGCTGAAGTTGGTGACGTTTGCGAATCTCTGGGCATGGATCAAGGCCAAGGCCGACACGTTCTACCAGGCGTTTGACGCGCAGTTGTCGTCGCTTATCCGGCAGAACTCACAATCGGCGGCATATACGCTGGTGCTGACCGATGGCGGGAAGCATATTTTCCACCCGTTGGCCGACACGACGGCGCGCACCTGGACGATCCCGGCCAATGCCAGCGTGGCCTATCCGATAGGGACGGCGATCACCTTCATCAACCAGAACGGCGCGGGCGTGATCACCATCGCGATCACGTCCGATACGATGCGGCTGGCCGGCGCCGGAACGACGGGCTCGCGCACGCTGGCGGCCAACGGCATCGCCACGGCGGTGAAGGTGACGTCGACGGAGTGGATCATTTCCGGACCGGGGCTGACCTGATGCCGGCGGTGATGCAACAGGTGCTGGCGGGGTCATACGCCAGCGGAGTTCCCGATATTGAGTACACCTATCTCGGCGCAGAATCGTCAACATCGACAAGCGCTCCTTCATACACGTTCAACTATTCGGACATCGACCAGCCCGAAGACGCGTCGCGGTATATCATCGGCGTTTTCTGCTTTGACTCAGCAACGAATTCGCCAACTGTATCGGGGGTAACAGTTGATGGCGTTGCTGCAACACTGCACATCAACCGCATGGACCCATCTGGCACTAGAGAAAAAGGTCTATGCATTTTTTCCTGCCTGAAACAGACTGGGAGCAGCACTTCGATCATCGTGACATTTTCGCAAACTGCGGCTGTCTCGTATGTCATGAGGGCCTATGCGGCGATCAATGTTGGATCCGAAACGCCTGTCGACATCATCGACTCATTTGATGATGAGGTGACATCAATCGCCGGGACCATAGACGTTGAGGATGGTGGCCTTATTATCGTGGGTGCACATGGGCTTTCCGCAGACAACCAATCTATGCCTGGCGGGTCAGGGTTTACGATCGATAGCGCACTGCGGTCCACATCTGCCACAGGATGGGCTCAACTGGCTGGCAGTCATCTTGCAACGGTGGACGAACTTGGACGCGCGCTGAGTACATCGCCTTGGAGAAATTCAGTTGGCACGGGCGAAAACGTTCAAATTCAGTTCGGTGCAATATCGCTTAGGTGACGCTTTTTGGCGTCGTTTTGGCCTACCTTTGGCTTTTCGTCAAAGGTGATCACCGGCGCCAGCGACCCGCACGACTTCGCATCGCCTGCGCGGCGGATCGCATCGGCCGAGCCCTTCAGCATCGCCACCTGAGCCGTGGCATCCTTGCCTGTCATGGATGCGAGCGGCATGCCGATCAGGAACACGCCGAGCGCGTCGTTCGACCTGGCGTCGATCTGGCGGCTCGATGCGTTCACCAGCGCGGTGTTCACGTTGAGCAGATCGTCGCCGCCGCGTGGGCTTAGGCGCCGTTTGCCATAAATCGCGCCGTATGATAGGAATTTCGTCATGTTTGACAACGCCACCATCCAAGCAGCGACCCGCGACGCCGAACGCATAGGCGTCGAGCCTGCCGCGTTGCTCGCGGTCGCGGAGATCGAATCGGCCGGTCACGTCTACGCTAAGGTCGTCGGACGCGACGAGCCGTTGATCCGGTGGGAGGGTCATTATTTCTACGACCGGCTGAAGGGCACGAAAAGAGCGCAGGCCGTTCGTTCGGGTCTCGCGTCGCCGAAAGCCGGCAAGGTCAAGAACCCGGCGTCACAATCCGCCCGATGGCAGATCGTCGCGCGCGCATCCAAGATCGACCGCAACGCCGCATTGGAATCCATATCGATCGGTCTTGGTCAGGTCATGGGCGCGCACTGGTCTCGGCTCGGATTTTCCAGCCCATCCGAAATGGTCGACCATGCGCGCAAGGGCGCAGCCGAACAGATCAATCTCATGGTCCGATATGTCGAGGAATTCGGCCTCGTCGACGAATTGCAGCGGCTGGATTTCGAGGCGTTCACGCGCGGGTATAACGGCAAGGGCGGGGTCGCCAAGGGATACCATGCCCGCATGAAGGCGGCATACGATCGCCGCACAGGCAAGCCTGCCGTGTCCGCCGCGTCGGGAATGCTGCGCATGGGGTCGACCGGCCCGAAAGTCCGCGAACTCCAGGCCTTGCTCTTGCGCGCCGGGTATCAGGTCAAGGTCGATGGCGACTACGGTCCCGCGACCAAGTCGGCCGTCATGGCGTTTCAGACCGATCACGGCATCGCAGTTGATGGCGTCGTCGGTACTGATACGCAACGCGCCATGACGGCCATTCCGCGATTTGAGAACGACAAGCCGGGCGATCAGGCGATCGTCGACGTCGACGGCGTCAAGGAAGGCGGCGGCATCGCGGCGGGCGGCGGAGGTGCGGTGATCGCGGCCGACAAGATCAACGATATCGCCGACAAGGTCGCGCCGACCGGAACGTGGATCGACTACGCGGTCACGGGCCTATACGTCGTGGCGGGCGTCCTCGTGGTCGGCGGCATCGCGTATGCGGCCTATCGGTATTGGCAGTCGCGGCGAGATCACTCCGGCGACGACGATGATTTCACGCGATCGCCGGTCGACGAGGTGATGACGTGATCCTGTCGCTCAAGCTGGCCGCTGGCGCGTTTCTCGTCGGGGCGGCACTCGTTACCGCAGCGCTCTGGTACGGCTATCAGTGGGGAAATGACGCGGCGCGTCTAGACGCATTGCGGAAGTCGGTCGAAATGATGCGAGAGAGGTCCGAAAGCGATGCTGCCATTGCGGGTATGTCTGATGTTGATCTGTGCGTCGAGCTTGGCGGCATGCCAGACGATTGCGCCGGCATCTGAGTGTGATGGGTGGGCGGCAATCGGCGTCACTCCAGCCGCTGCCGTCAAACTGGCGCGCGATCCTGATTTGCAGCCGACCGGCCGCGACATCGCCGGGCACAATCGTTTCGGCGCAGGACGCGGATGCTGGTAGCCGATGACCGAGGAGAGCCAGGATACCAAGATCGCGATTCTGAACGAGCGCGTCACCGGGATCATCGCAGACAGGAAGACGCTGCGATCGGAGATTGCGGAACTCAAAGCGCAGGTCAGCCGTATTGCTCTGGAGAGGTCGCAATCCAGCGAACAGCGAGACAGGAACATCCGATGGCTAGCGTATATTTTGGCGGCGGCCGTGGCGACCAATATCGCGGGTCCAGAAGCCGCAGCGTCCCTGTTGACGACACTGATCGGGGCAAAGTGATGCTCACGAAATATGTCATCCTTCTGACCGGCTCGCTCGTGGTGGTCTCGTGGGTTGTGGATCTCATCCGGGCGATAGGAGCGAACTGACATGACGAACGGCGAACGCGCGCGGGCGATCCGCGCCGAGATCACGAAGGCCGAGGCTTCGCTTGCGCAGGTCGACGCGCTGGCGACTGACGAGTTCCGCGACGGCCTGGACGCCGACAGGCGCGCCAAGGCCGAGACCGCACTGGCGCGCGCCGTGAAGGCCGTGAACGCGGCGCACAATGCCATGCTCGCGGCTGGCAAGTCGTCCGGCGACGTGACGGTGCAATCAGGCGGCGGCGGCGGGAAGTGACGCCATACGTCGCGCTATTTATCGCCACTCTCGCGCCGGCCGTAATCGTCGGCATGGCGCGAGGTGGCGATGGCGCGATCGTTGCCGTCATCGTGCTCGCGTCATTTCTCGGCGCGCATCTGTCGTGGCGATCTCCTGATCCGGTTCTGACGAATGCGATGTCGGACCTAGCGTGCGCGGCGTTGATCATCGTTTTGTGCCAGGCGAGATGGGCGATGGGCGTGGCCGTGTTGTTCTTGGTCGCTGTCGCGTGTAGTGTCGCGCATGAGGTTCGCGGCATGAGCGCGTATGTCCATGTGATTTCTGCGATCGGGCACATGCAAAACGTCGCAACCATTATCGGCGGGGTTGAAAATGGCCGACGTGATCGCGACGCTGGTCGCAAAATATGGGCTTTGGACTATCGTAATTGACGGCGCGATTATCGTTCTCGCGGGCCTGATATTCAAGCTAGCGCGGGAGCGTGCGGATTAGTCAAGGGGCCTCATGGGGAGGCTCTGCGTTGGTGAACGTGCCAGTTACAGACCGGCAATGAACCGGGCATCCCACCGTGTAGACGAAGACGCCGGAACCATCAGCGCGTTTGATGCCTCCGAGATATCCGCGCCCGTGGCCGTTATCGATGACGGGGCAGGTGCAGCCGCACGCGAGGGCTTCGTCACTGCCGGGGTTTGGAACGGCGCTTGTGGTCTTACTCATCATTACCTCCCGTGAGTGCGGCGCGGCGCGCATGACGCATCAGTTTAAGACGCCGTGTCGCTTCATTCATTGAGATTTCGCCAGACAAAAGATAGTCGTAGCTCTGGATTAGCGCTGCAAGCGTGTAACGGATGTTTTCAACGTTGCCATATCGGCATATCCACGCTGGTCCTCCATCTACGAACGATTGCGGGTTGACGATTGTCATCAAAGCACCTTCGCCGACCTGAACTTCTTCCGTCAGCTTAGCCATTCTCGCCTCCCGTGAGTGCGGCGCGGGCGTCGGCGTGCCATTTCGAGTACACCCCGGAAATATTCTGCTGCGCCCGCTTTACCAAAGCAGACAGCCTCTCCACCCGCGCATTGGCGGCGGCGAGGGAGGACTCGGCGACTTCGGCGCGCATTCTCTGCTCGACGGTCTTGTCAGCCGCCCGGATGCGGCCGATTTCGGCCGCCACGTCCTTTTGCATAGCTGATGTGTACGCCTTGGCTTTCTCGACGTCCTTGATAAGCGATTGTGCGCGGGCGAAATGCTCGTTGCGCATTTCAAGCGCTTTATCCCGTTCGCGCTCGGCCTTGTCAGCGCGTGCGTTCGCTTTCTGGCACCACACGACCGCGTCATGATCGGCCAGCTTTGCGGCCCGCTCGATATTGACCGCGCGGAAACGCTTGCTCATCTCCTGAACGTTTGCATCCCAGTTGGCTTTCATGCTGGCGACTTCGCGGCGTGCATCATCCAGTTCCGCCGCAAGTATCGTGTGCTTCGCCAGCCGCTCTTTGAGCGCCAGGAACGCTGCATCGATCACATCGGCCCGATGCATGCCTGCCGCTTGCGGGAGGGCTTCGCCGAGTTTCTGCGCCCATTCGGTCTTAGCGAGCCACTCATCGTCGCGTCGCTTTAGATCATCCCGTTCCGCCACAAGGGCGGTGACTGCCTCGGCTGGAACCAAGTATCGGACCTCGTACTTTTCAGGATGCGAGGCGATCAAAAGCCCTGTGGCGTAGTCGACATAGGACCAGATTTTTTCGTGCTCCATCACGCGGTAGACCATGCGCCATTGCGCCGCCATCGCCTCCACTTTCTCCCCCGTGGGGAAGGGGTGGGCGGCCGGCATCCATGACATGAGGTCGTCGGCGCGACCAAGATATTCGCGCCAGTTGTTTGCGTCCGCCGGATCACCAACTGTGGATTTGATGTCGTGCAATGTCTTGCCGTCCAGCGCAGCAAGCCACTTCGCCATGTTTTCGCGGGTCCAGTCACTCACTTCGGTCATCGTGTTCTCTCCATTCTGGCTGGTTCTACGCACTCGCGCGACGGCAACATCGTCACCGAACCAATCGCAAACGCCGCAACAATAGACGCCACGACAATCCATCCGGCAGCGCGAAACTTCCTCTCGCGCGGGTCGTCGTCGTATTCCTCTGGCAACCTGTCGGGTATCATTTCCTCGTCCTCATCGGCGGCAATCGAATTCCGACCGCAAGATCAGGTCTCGCGGTCATGTGGTCGGCGAAATCGCCCCACGTCCGGCGCGCGTCCTCGCGGTTCCATTCCTCGGCGATGCGGCACATGAACGACATGACCTTGGCGGGATACGCGCGGTCGCGGTCGAACCGGTTCGCCATGAAGAGATCGTACAGGACCGCGCCTCGATTAGAGCGGCGATTGTTGAACGTCTGGCGGCACGCTGGCGAGCAGAAACGCTTCGGCTGGCCGCGCCTGGACGCGGTGATGGGGGTGGCGCATTCGAGGCAGGAGAGGGTCATGAGTGCGCCCGCGAGTAGCGAAGACGTTCGCCTGCCGTCATGGAGGACATGTCGCCAGCCGCGACGCGCTTGCGACGGCCAAGCTCATCAGCCATGTATCCGAATTCATCGCGACCGGATGCAATAAACGTTTCGAGTTCGGTATTCGAATATGCCGGGTATCGCGCGGTCTTGAATGCAGCGTCTGACATCAGTCCATCTCCCGTTTCGATGGTCTAAACATACACACTCAAAACGGTATCGTCAACCATCTAGACGAAAAATATGCGCGCCCCACGCATGGCAGGGCGCGCGTCGCGTCACTCGCCGCCGACGTCCTGCGATCCGTACTTCGCATCGATCTTCATGACCTTCGCGAGTTCCAGGAATTCCGGCGTCATCTCGCCGGTCTTGGTGACGGCGGCCATGAGCGATGCGGCGGCGGCCTGCTTCTCGAAATCGCCCTTCGGCGACGGGACGAACGCGGTGATCTTGACGACGTAGCCGTTTTCACGAGCCATATTGGTAGTCTCCAGGTTGCCGCGATTGATCCGGCTCGCGGCGTTGGCCGGTAGTCACCACTTCTTCCCGCCGGATCGTAGGCGTGCCTCGTGGGTGTGGTCTTCGCGGGTCGCGTTGAACACCATCTTTTCGGCATAAGCGCCGTCAAGATCGTATCCATGCCCTCCGGCATAATCGAAGATACGAATGAGGGCATCGACCAACTCGACCTCTGCACTCATTCGATGGGGAAGCTTGTCGTCCTTCAGGCCCTTGCGCTCTCCCTCCATCGCCTCCGCAATCTCGGAGACGATTAGCATCAGGAGTTCACCCTTGTTTCGATGGATGCTTTCGCCCGTTTCTGGGTTTTGCCACCACTTCATATTTGCTGCGTGGCACACTCTTGAATAATCATTCAGGTTCATCACGCCATCCCCATCGCCGCCTTGTACAGGTCCACTATCGCCTCGCGCTCCTGCCGTTCCGCCGCGTCCTGATTGCGCAGCTTGACGAGCTCGCGGATCGCGCGCGTGTCGAAGCCGACGCCTTTCGCCTCGGCGTATACGTCTTTGATGTCATCCGCGATCGTCTGCTTTTCCTCGGCGAGCCGTTCGATGCGTTCGATGAGTGCGCGCAACTGGCCTGCGGCGATCGTCTGGGCGTTGTGGCCGCCGTCGATGTCTGGGGTGGTCATTCCGATTTCTCCATCTTCGCGGCGACTGCCGCATTCATTTTTGCCAGACGGTCGGCCGGAATTTCGAGCGCGTCGCGGCGATCTTCCGTCTCGCTCCACCACGTGTAGAGGTCGTTCCCGGCCATTGTCTTGATGGCCGCGCCGACTTCCTTGGCGTAGGCGTCGATGGGATCGATCTGTGGACGCGACATGTCGAGCGGATGCACCGTGAACGGCTTCCTCGACTGCTTCGTGGCCGTGAGCGCCATCGTGATCGGCTTGTCGATATCGGTCATGTGCGAAATGCGAATGCCGCCGACCTTGAGCCCGCCCCACGTCACTTCCGGGTCGCGGTACAGCGTCATGGACCGGCCCTGATACTCGGTGCCGTCCTTGCCCCAGATTGCGACCATGACGCGGCGCATCGATTTGCACGGCTTGTATGGCTTGCCGTTGTCGCCTTCGAAGGATACCGAAATCGGCTGCTCCGCCGATGACGGATTGGCGGAAACCTTCGTGATCGTGATCGTCTTCGGACCTGCGATCAGGTCGTCGGCGTTCAACTGGTCTGATTTCGGGATGATGGTTGTGGATAGGTCGGTCATGCTTGCGATCTCCTGCGAATTTCGCGATCCGCGTTCCATTTCAGATCTTCGTCCATATCGGCTTGGCGCATCATCCATCCGAGAAATCCGTCATCGACCTCCGACCACGGCTTGCCGCGAAACTTGCCAATCGGGCATCGCGGCATCAGGACAGGCTCGCGCGTCCATCCGACCATGTCCTTGCCGGTCGCGCCCGCCTCGAATAGCGCGCGAAGGATATGCGCAGTCACGTAGGCATCGGGTCCAGCACGATGCGATGGTTGCGTCTTGGCGTGATCCAGCGCGATCTTGCCTTGATCCTCCAGCCAATATCGCAGCGCGCCGTTGGAGTGCGACGGCGCATCCGGCCACACGCGCATGGCTGATTTGTAGGTGCAGATCATCCGACGATGCTCCAAATCGCCGAGAAACTGCGCTTCGAATTTCGCGCTGTGCGCGGCGAAAAACGTGATGGCCATTTCGTCGGCCGGCATGATGACGTTGCCGGCGTCGAATGGCGACGCGGTGACGGGAATGTCGGCCATGGCGATATGGTGGACCGCGCGGCTTTCCGGCGTGATTGCGTCGACGTAAAACAACTCGGAATTCGGCTCGCCGATTTCCTTCGTCTCGACATCGTAGTCGCACCATCCGTATTCGATCACCTTGGCGTCGGCGTCGGTTCCGGTCGTCTCGAAATCTATGACGCGGATGGTGGTCATACGCTGATATCCTCTTGCACCCGCCGTTCCGTCATGTGCAGACCCTTGGCGGCGATCTCATATTTCCGTTGCGCTTCCTGCAACCGATCCTCGAATGCGATCACGGATTCGCGAATGGCGAACTGGTAGACATCGTCGGGATAGACCCGGCGCACGAACATCGGCATTCCACCGCAATACGAAATGAAGTCGCACCACGCGCGCCCGGTGACGAAAAGTTCGCCCTGGATTTGCAGCATGTATTCCTTCGGCACTTCGCCTTCGATGATCGTCTGCGCCTGATACTTCTGCATCCGGCTTTTGATCTCGATCAAGCCATCTTTGCCGACGAGACCATCCGGCGAGCACGAGAACACGAAACCTAGTTCATCGTTTGTGACCATGCCGACCGTCTCGACCGGGGCATATTTCTCGGCATAGAGCGCACGCGCATACACCTCGTCATCAAGGCCGCGAAGCATGTCATATCCGATGTATTGCGGCTCGACGTAGCCGGTCACGCGCTGCGCCAAGAGTTCGTAAAGGTGCTGGCGTTCCTTCTCATTGGCGGCGACCTTGAGCGTCGGCGTCAGGATCAGATTGAGACTGCCGGCCGTGATCAGGCCGCGACGGGCTTCTAGCCATTCGTCGGATCCCTGGATGAGTTCGGGGTGGTGGGTGATCGTCATCAGTCGTAGTCCTCATAATAATCGTCGCTGAAATCGTGATTTTCGGCGATCCAGTTGCACCATTTCTCGTCTTCGTCGTCAGTCCATTTGATCTCGACGCCATCGGCGTTCGTGACTTTGACGATCTCGACTTCTCCGCCCTCGGCGGGCTCCCACCATGTGGCGGGGACAACGCCCGTGATCGTGTACTCGACGGTGACTTCAGTTTCATCATCACGATCGAACGTCGTTTCGTGCGTTCGCGCCATCGGTCAAAACCTCAACGTGACATAGGGAATTTCGCCGGCAACAATCGCCAGCACGATTTTCTTCGCGGCGTCTTCATCGGCGCCGTGCGCCATGATGGCTTCCTTCGCCTCTTTCATGACGGCGGAACGGTGCGCGCGATCAGCTTGGCGGGCGGCTTCTTCGCGCTTGGTCTTCTCGATATGGTCGAGACGTTCGCGTTCGGCGCGTTCGGCATCCGCCTTGACCTTCGCGGCCTCTGCCTCCGCCTTGGCGACACGTTCTGCCGCCGCGCGTTCAGCTTCGATGCGAGCGTTCTCGATGGCGCGGGCTTCGCGGTCGAGAGCCTCTTTCTGGGCGCGTTCGGCCGCATCGGCTTCGCGCCTGACGTTGGCCTCGTATTCGGCCTTTTCGCGAGCCTCGCGTTCGGCGGCTTCCTTGACGAGACGTTCACGCTCGATGCGCTCGCGATCGGCAATCTCGCGGGCTTCCGCATCGGCGCGCAACCGCGCGAGTTCGGCTTGGTCGGCCTCGTACTTCATGGCGCGCGCCAGTTGGTCATGAAGGCGCGCCAGCGATGCATCGCGGTCGGCAACCGTCTGATCGTATTCGTCACCAAGGATCGCACCGGTGAGAGCGATTTCCGCAATCTGGTCGATCCTGTCGCGGATGTCCTGCGCCGTCTCGTGCGGCGACGAATTGCCAAGACCTATCACGTTCTCGCGGGTTTCCTTGACCTTCGCGGCGCGCGCCTTCTCCGCCGTCTCCCACTCCGTCAACGGACGCCGAACCTCATCGGCGAGCGCGTCCAGTTCCTCGCGGATTTTCCGGCGCTGCGCATCGACAGCGTTGATCCGAGCCCGCGCGTCCTCATTCAGTTTCTTGCCGGCCGCGTCGATCGCGGTCTTCGACCGCGTGACCTTGAACGCCATGCTCGCGATTTCGCTGCGCCCCTTGGCGGTCGACGTATCCGGCACGAACGCCGAAACATGGGCCCTCACGTGCTCATAGAATTCGCTGTATGCCTTCTCGTCGATGAGAACCGTGACCGGGTTCGCCGAGATCGTTTCGATGATGTCCGTTGTCATGATTAATCCCACTTTTCCGTGTTCTTGCTTGCGATGCACTTGGCTCGCAAATCGGCCGGAAGATCCGCGCCATCGGTATCATATTCGCGCAGAGTTCCGCCCATTCCGAGCTTTCCTGCGAATTGTCCGGTTCCGGTTGCGGTCTCGAAAACGCGAAAACGATACGATCCCTTGCGACCTTCGCATCGGACATAACGACCCGTCACGAGTTCCGGTGAGTATCGCCTTGATCGGTAAGTCTCGTTCATCTGGTCGTCTCCGTTTCTGTCCGCATTCCTACACATTTTTATTGACCGCGCAACAGGAATGTGTAGGATTGGGCGAAGAAAAGGAGATTTTCCGATGAAGGACGAGACAAAAAAGGGGCTTGAAAACGCGCCTCTTGAATTGAGGCAGGAAATCATCGCGTTTCTTGCTGACTTGATGACGCCGTCGCAATTCGCGGGGTCGTTCGTATCGGCTGGCGAAATGTCGGATGTCGGAGAGGCGATTGCTGAATGCATCATGCCGGATGACGACGACGAATACAGCACGCTTTCTGATGCCAACGCCGAGCGCCTCCACGAAGCCATCTGCGAAGGTCGCCGCGACGACGCGATCGACATCCTCAACGAAGTCACCGGCGACAACTTTCGCAACGTCGCAACGCAACGCAACCTCTTTCCCGATCGGGTTCCCGCATGACATTCCAACTCACCATGATGACGCGCGAAATCGCGTCGGCCCTCGCACTCGTCGCGCCGGTCATCGACAAGTCGTCGGCGATCCCCATCCTCAAGACGACGCGCATCACGATCGCGAACGGCATCGTCGAATTCATCGGCACGAACACGGTGCAGACGATCATTGCCCGCGCGGCATGCTCCGGCTCCGGCGCGATCGCGATCGATGCGGCGTCGCTCGAAACGAAAATTCGGGCGCTGCGACAATCCGACCCGGTTACGCTCACGCAGGACGACGGGTTCGTCACGGTATCACAGGCGCGCACGCGGTGGAAAACGCCGTGCCTGCCGGCATCGGATTTTCCGGGCCAGGTCGCCGATCCGGTCAATGGCGAGGTGGTCAAGGTCGGTCCAGAATTCATGGACGCACTCGAACGCGCGGCAACGTGCGTCGACCAGAATGAACCGCGCGAATACCTGCGCGGCGTGCATCTGGCGGACGTGGTCGTGTCGACGGACGGGCGGTCCATGGCCATGCTCGACGGTCTGGCGATCATGCCGGGAGTCACGGTCCCTATCGCGCCGATCAAGGCCATTGCGTCCATGAAGGCGGCGACGGCTACCGTTTCGGAATCGGCGATCCAGTTCGCGAGCGAGTGGATCACGATCAAGACGCAACTCGTGGCAGGCAACTATCCGCAATTCCGGCGCGTCGTTCCCGTCGACATGCCGGGCGTGGCATTGGTCGACCGCAAGGAATTCATGGCGTCGGCATCGCGCGCGTCGGCCATTCGCGCCGACAACGAAAAGAGCGGTTCGTTCATTCCGCTCGACATCAAGATCCGTGACGGCGAAATCGAACTCGCCGCCACGAACCGCGAAGGCGAGGAGGGTTCGGATTTCGTGCCGTGCGAACGCCAGTCCGGCGACGATGCCGATATCCGCGTGTCGGGGTCGCTCCTGATCAGGGCAATCCAGTCACTCGACTGCGATACGATCCGCATCGAGTACCGGGACCATATGTCGCCGGTCATGATATCCCCCGTCGCCTCCGACCGCGAGAATATCCGCATCGTCATGCCGAGGCAGAAATGATGGGGGCGTATGACGAGTTTCTGCGAAGAAAAACCCACGAGGGCGCGGAGTTCGGCTTTGAACCGACATTCATGCCGGACCAACTTTTCGATTTTCAGCGGGCCATGGTCGAGTACGGCGTCCGCAAGGGCCGCGCCGCCCTGTTCGAGGACTGCGGGCTTGGCAAGACGGTCCAGTTCCTGACGTGGGCGCAGAACGTTGTCGAGAACTCCAACCGGCCCGTCCTGATCCTGACGCCGCTGGCGGTTGCAGGGCAGACGGTTCGCGAGGCGGAGAAATTTGGCATCGAGGCATCCAGGTCGCGAGACGGTGCGATTTCCTCAAAGATCGTCGTGGCGAACTATGAGCGGCTTTCGCTGTTCAATCCAGGCGATTTCGCGGGTGTCGTCTGCGACGAGTCAAGCATCCTGAAATCGTTCGACGGCGCGAGGCGCGGGGAGATAACGGATTTCATGCGCAAGGTGCCGTATCGCCTTTTGGCGACAGCGACCGCCGCGCCGAATGACTACATTGAGCTTGGCACGTCGTCCGAGGCCATTGGCTACATGGGCCACATGGACATGCTCAATCGTTTCTTCAAGAACGACCAGAACAACAGCGCCACGCGGCGAATGTACGGCGAGGCTCCGAAGTGGCGTTTCAAGGGGCACTCCGAATTGCCGTTCTGGCGGTGGGTATGCTCATGGGCTCGCGCCATGCGACGGCCGTCCGATCTTGGCTTTGATGACGGGCAATTTCAGCTGCCGCCACTCATCGAGAACGAGCACCTCGTCGATGCCGAGACAATGGCGGACGGGTTTCTTTTCAGTCTGCCGGCATCAACTTTGCCGGAGCAGCGAGAAGAGAAGAGGCGGACCATTCGCGAGCGATGCGAGAAGGCTACAGAACTTGCGTCGCACGATCGTCCCGTGCTCGCATGGTGTCAGTTGAACGACGAGGCCGACGAACTGGAGGACATGATCCCCGACGCCGTCCAGGTTTCTGGGTCGCATTCGGACGACGACAAGGAGGCGCGGTTTCTGGACTTCATTGACGGGAACGCTCGCGTCCTTGTGACGAAACCAAAGATCGGCGCGCTCGGTCTGAATTTTCAGCATTGCTCACACGTGATCGACTTCCCGTCTCACTCGTATGAGCAGTATTATCAGGGCGTCCGAAGGTGCTGGCGGTTCGGGCAGAAAAATCCCGTCGTGGTGGACACGATCCTGACCGAGGGCGAGCGCAAGATCATCCAGAACCGTCGCCGAAAGGCCGAAAAGGCATCGGCGATGTTCGAAAACCTCGTGGCCGAAATGAACAACGCCATCGGCGTCAGCACGGCAAAATCGTTTTCCAGAAAGATGGAGCTTCCGAAGTGGTAAAAGTTGTCGACCAGGTCGTCACCGAGAATTACGCCGCATACAACGGAGATTGCGTTGACGTGATGAACGGCCTTCCGAAGGAAAGCATTCACCTTTCCGTGTACAGTCCTCCGTTCGGCGGGCTTTACAACTATTCGAGCGACGAACGCGACATGTCGAACTGCTTCGACTATGACCAGTTCTTCAAGCACTATGAATACTGCATCGCCGGCATCGCGCGCGTCACGATGAAAGGGCGTTGCTCGGCCGTGCATTGCATGGATGTGCCGACCGGCAATACCGGGTCGGATGCCTACATCGATTTCCCCGGCGACATCATTCGCCTGCATCAGCGGCTAGGCTTCGACTTCATCGCGCGTCACGCCATATGGAAGGAGCCGCTTTGGGTTCGGAACCGGACCATGCAAAAAAATCTCGCGCACATGACGGCCGTGCAGGACAGCATTGATTGCGGCGTAGCGTCGGCCGACTATCTCCTGATTTTTCGCAAGCGTGGCGAGAACAAGATCCCCGTCGCCAACCCGGTCGGGTTCCTTGAATACGCTGGCGACGATTCCAAGATGCCGGCCGATGTCCGCAAGCTTCGCGGGATGGAGGGAGACCAGAAGACGAACCGTTTTTCGCACTGGATATGGAGACGGTACGCGTCGTCCATCTGGGACGACATCCGCATGGGCCGCGTGCTGCCGTTTATCGATTCGAACGACGGCAGCGACCAGGAGGAAAAACACGTTCACCCGCTGCAACTCGACGTGATCGACCGCGTGATCCAGATGCGGAGCAACGTTGGCGAAAACGTGCTCACTCCGTTCATGGGTATTGGCAGCGAGGTCTTTTCGGCTGTCACGAAGGGCCGCAAGGGCATCGGCGCGGAACTCAAGTCGGCGTATTTCCGGCAGGCCGTCCGCAATCTGGAACTCGCCGCCAAGGGCGATATCGGCGTCGAGAAAGATGGTGACATGCTGGCGGAGGCGATGGAATGACCGAGGCCGAGATGGTCCGCCATTACGCCGACGTTCGCAATCGGCTGATGAACTCGCCAGCGCCGCCAGCGCCGCCCATCCCGAGGCATCGTTTCGTCATGCGGATGCCGAAAATACCGAAACCCGCATGGGTCGTCATCGTGCACCAGGTAGCTGAAAAGTCCGGCTTCGGTTTTTCTGATCTGGTCAAATACGGCGACAGGCGATCCGTGATCAATCTGGCTCGGTTCGAGTGCTATTACCGAATCAAGACAGAAATCACGATGCCAGACGGAAACGCTCCGTCCTACCCGCAGATCGGGAAATGGTTCGGCGGGCGCGACCACACGACCATCATGCACGGCGTCAAGCGATGGGCCAAGATGAACGGGCTGGCGGTGCCGGGATGATCACGCTTCGCCCCGACCAAATCCGCGCCGTCGAGGACTTGCGCGCCGCACTCCGCACGCATCAATCCGTCATTCTCCAAGCCCCGTGCGGTTTCGGCAAAACGGTCGTATCCGCATACATGGCGTCCGGCGCGCATCAGAAACGCAAGCGCGTCATATTCGCGGTGCATCGCCGCGAGTTGGCTCGCCAGACAGCCAAGACGTTCGATCGGTTTGGCATCCCGTATGGCTACATCATGGCAGGGATGCCGGCTAACCCATTCGCGTCCGTCCAGATTGCCAGCCGTGACACGCTGCGGTCACGACCTGGCATGATGGGGTGCGACCTGTTCATCCCTGACGAGGCGCATCTGTGGTCATCTGGCACTGGCGCGGAACTGATCGACGAAGCCGCAAAATCGGGCGCGCATATCGTGCCGCTCACGGCCACGCCAGCGCGAGGCGACGGCAAGCCCATGCGAAGGATTGCCGAAAAGATCGTGTGCGGGCCGCCGGTTCGTGACTTGATCGCGCGCGGGTCGCTGGCGCGGTACAAGGCATACGCGCCGTCAAGGCCGGACCTGTCTGGATTGCACACGCGCGCGGGCGAATATGTCGCCAGCGAGGTCGACGAACTCATGAGCCGTCCGGGTGTCGCCAAGGATGCCGTCCGGTTTTATCGCGAGTACGCCAGCGGCAAGCGAATGATCGGGTTTGCGCCATCCAGGTTGCGCGGGAACGAATACGCGCAGGAATTCCGCGACGCAGGCATATCTGCGGAATTCATCGACGGCGAGACGAAGGACGCGGAACGGCGCAACGTGATCGCGGCGTTCGCGGATGGTCGCGTAAAGATACTCATGAATGTGGGCCTATTTCGCGAAGGATTCGATTTGAGCGCGCAGGTCGGATATGACGTGCCGATCGAGGCGGTCGGCCTGTACAATCCTACGCAATCCCTGCCGCTCGCAATCCAGATGATGATGCGGCCCATGAGACCGCAGGATGGCGCGGCGATCATTCTGGATCACGCGTGCGTGACCGTGAACCGCGATGGGACAATCAATCACGGGTTTCCTGACGACGATCGGGATTGGAGCCTGGACGGTGCGATCAAGGGTGGGAAATCAGGCGAGGCGACGATACCGACCGTCACGTGCTCGGCGTGCTTTGGCGTGTTCCGGCCCGCGCCGACGTGTCCATATTGCGGCGTCGAGCGCGAGACATTCGGGCGCGAGGTCGAGGAATTCGAATCGCAGATGGCCGAACTGGACCCCGAACGCGCGCGCATGGAATCGGATCTGGCGCAGCGGCGCAAGGATGCGGCACGCCGCGAGGAAGGGATGGCGCGAACCGTGGCTGACCTCGTGGCGATCGCCAAGGCGCGCGGGTATAAGCCAGGTTGGATCATGGCGAAGGCCAAGGCGAAACGGATATCGGCGACGTGGGGCGATGTGAACAGGGCGATGCAGGGATGACCATACAGATTAGGGTTTTATCACTCGGTGCCGGAGTGCAGTCTACCGCCATGGCACTTATGGCGGCGCATGGCGAAATCGGGCCAATGCCGGATTGCGCAATTTTCGCCGACACAGGATGGGAGCCGCAACACGTATATGACCATCTGGACAGACTGGAAAAGATATTGCCGTTCCCTGTCTATCGAGTAACCAAGGGGAACATTCGCGACGACATCGCGTCGGTTAGACCAAATGGGAAATTCCTTAAGGTTGATATTCCTGCCTTCGTCGCGGTTGACGGCAAGCCGGGAGGCCTCATTAATCGGTCATGCACTAGAGATTACAAGATTGACCCTATCCGAAAGAAGGTCCGCTAGTTGATCGGATTGACGCGGAAAAAATCGCCAAATCATCCAGTTGTCGAACAGTGGATTGGCATATCGCTGGACGAAGCAATTCGGATGAAGCCAAGTCGCGACGCATGGATCACAAATAGATGGCCTCTTATCGAAGGGCTTATCAGCCGCAAAGGATGCCTCGCATGGATGGCGGACAATGGATACGACCTGCCGAAAAAGTCATCATGCATCGGGTGCCCGTTTCATTCTGACAACGAGTGGCGCGACCTTTCAAAGGATGAAATGGCAGACGCGATTGAGGTTGACCGCAAGTTGCGCGACACATCGATAGGCGTAGCGCGAACCAAGGGTGAGCTTTATTTGCACCGATCTTGCGTGCCGCTTTCAGAGGTAAACTTCGACAATGTCGACCACGACCAGATCGATCTTTTCGGAAACGAATGTGAAGGCATGTGCGGAGTATGAACCCATCCAACCGCAACCGCCTATCCCAAATCGCCGCGTCAAAACTCGGCGCGCGTCTCTGGCGCATGTCTGTCGGCCTCGCATGGACCGGCGACGCACGGAAATTCGACAAGACCGATTTCGTGCAGGTCAATCCCGGTGACGTGCTCATTCGCAACGCGCGGCCGTACAAGTCCGGCGTGACAGGCATGAGCGACGGGATCGGCTTCATGCCACGCGTCGTTACCCTCGATATGGTCGGCAAGCCGATCGCGCAATATCTGGCAGTCGAGGACAAGACCGGGACGGGACGGCCGACCGAGGAACAGTCAGCATTCATCCGCATGGTCCGTTCGTTTGGTGGCCTAGCAGGCGTCGCCCGTAGCGATGACGACGTGCGGGCTATCTGTGAGGGCGAGATACGCGACTAGCTATCAGCGGGCAAATGTGAGATTTCGTCTAGATGGTTGTTGACGGGGTGGGATTGAGTGTGTATGTATGTCGTATCAGCAAGGGAGATACGCACATGAACGCCTCGATTGAAGCCCTGATTGCCCGCCAGCTTGCCGCACCGAAGGCGTTCCGCGTCGTCACCGCGTATGCGTGCGGCAAGACGCGCGCGCTTGACGTCGAGACCGTCGGACAGGCCGAAAACCATGCCATCGGCGAGCGTCGCCTGATTGGCCGCGACATGATCGACCGCACGACCGGCGCGACCGTGCGGGTGGTTTCCGTGACCGTGGAGTGCATCTGATGTCGGCTATTGGCTAAACAGATCAGGCGCAGGATCGCCCCATTGATCCGCCATTGCGGCGTACACGCATTCGTACGACCGGCTTCTGTCCTTCCACCGCGATTTTCCGGGCGGCAATCTGTTCTGTCCGGAATTCGTCTGATTGGAAAACCGCTCGACGAATTTGACCGCAGGCGCGCCACATCCGGTGCATTTAAAATCCGCATCGTATCCATAATCGGAAAGGCAAGACGGGCAGACAAGACGGCCCTTTGCTTGGATACCCGGAACCAATGGCGGCAATTCAGCCAGCCAAAGGCACGTCCACTTCGACGCATCGTCACCAAACCAATTCGGCTGAATGATCTGCGTTGGCTTGCGCCATCTAGTCGACAGGACGCCGCGCGGGTTCTCGATGGCCTTTCGCTTTATTGGCAGAGACCATATGCGCTTGACGTCGTCGATTGCCGCGTTCCGGGCTTCACGACGATCCGCGCCGACAAGCGTTCCGGGCTTCACGGATTGATGATATGGGCCGTCGCCATACGCCCATTCCGCCGAACTCGTCAGGTATGTGCACGTCGGATGGAATATGGCGAGGTCTGGTATCCATCCGTCGTCGCGCAACCGATCAAGCGTTTCGAAAACATCCCCGCTGATATGGCCGCATCCGTCGTCGTCCGCGTCCTGCAAGTCGCACGAAACGACGTCATGGCCTCGCGACTGAAACGCGCGCCGCCCAACGCCGCTACTCTCCATCCCGATAAAAACCTTCACCGCATCCAAACCCTATCCCCGTCGAACCCGATCAACCCGGCCTGCGCCAGTTCCCACGCGATCAGGCCGGTCATTCCCATCAGTCGCAGCGGCATCATCCGACCTTCGCCGGGGAACTCGCGACGCGCATTGGCGTACTCTTCGTCGAACTCGCGCATCAGGTCGGCGAGGTATCGGCGACGGGCGGGTGTCACTCGTCATCTTCCCCCGGCTCGCGATCGACATATGACCCGTCCAGCAGCCCATACGGCAGCACGACCGCCCGCGTATTCAGACCCGGCGCGAACCGCACGCCGCCCGTCGTCTTCTCCGCTCCCGGCAGTTGCAGCAACGGCCGACGCCAGTCGCCGGCATACTGCGGCGCGTCTTTCAGGAACAGTTCCCGCAGGTTCTGCGCATCGTTCGAGATGAATATCTCGGACATGACGACCTTGATCCCGTACGATCCTAACGCCGTGGCCGCGTCCCTTCCCTTGTCGTCCACGATCCGCGCCATGTCGATCAGCGACCCGATCGTGTATTCGCCAGTCCCGCCGCCGATCGTCGCGCGTACGCGCCGCGTCATCAGGAACTGAAACAGCCGCAACTCGTCCGACTGCGCGTTAATCGGCACGTGATCGGTCCACCGGTTTTTTCTGATAAACGCTGCCGCGTCATCGGCCGAAATCTCGCGCGTCGAGTGACACAAAAAATACCCGGCCAACATCGCCCCGACCTGATCAGCTGCACGCCTCGACCGGAATTCGATCGCCGCAGCCGCCGTGAACGTCTCGATATTTTTCAGCAGCGTCGGCAAATTATCGATCGTCCGCGCAAACATCGACGACGCATATTCTGGCGTGAACCACGAATTGATGTCGCGGATCAGGTCCGCATAATGTCGCCCCGCATCCGCCCGCATATTCGGCAGCAATACGAGTTTCGTCACGCGGCTCTCGTCCGACTGCAACCGCAACGCCGTGTGGATCGACGAGAAACAGAAACACGACCGCACCATGAACGTGACGGCCCGGTGCGACGACCCGCCCTTGGAAATCTTTCCGCCCGACGATGCCACGCGCGCCAGCTTCAACACGCCCTGCATCTGCTTTATGCTGTCCTGGTCCTCGCCTTCCGCCTCGTCCATGATCGCCGGGCGCGCGTCGTGGCCGATCGTCTGCCGGATCGCGGCCTCGCTCGTGCCGCCGTCAAATCGCTCCGCCGCCGGCCCGACGATCCGCCCGACGACATCGTTCTGCGCCGTCGTCTTCCCAGATCCGCTCGACCCCGTGATCCAGATATGCGGTCGCCATGGCAGCGCCCCACACACTGGCGCAATCACGCACCATCCCGCCAGCAACGCGCCGGACAGTTTGTCTTCCCACGTCAGCCGTTCGCAGACCTGCGGCAGACGGTGCGCCTCGGAATTCGTGGCCGCCGCTCCGAACCCAAATTCCCACGGCGACGCAGCCTCGTAAATAAATCTGGAATTCACGTCGTCCAGCGCGCACGCCGTGCCATCGACGATCGCCTCGCTCCCGGTGTGAACGATCGTCCTTCGCCCATCCATCCACGCACCGCGCCCACGTAGGCGGGTATCCTCGAAAATCCCTTCGTCGTGTTGGTTCTGGATCAGACTGTGCGCAATCTGCTTCCACTGCTTTTCGGTCGGCATCTCGTCTGTCGCGCCGACCGCCTGTTGCCAATACGTGATCGGCGCGACCGCATACAGCCGCAACTCGGTGTGCTCGTGCGCCTTCAACTCGACAACCTGACCGCCCCGTTTCGGAAGATAAAAATACACGCCACGGTTATACCCGAGCATCCGAAACGGCGCGTCCCGAACCGATATAGGCGCGGGCTTTTTCTTCGCTTTCGGCTCTTTCGGCGGCGCGTCCTCGCGCACCTCGCCCGTCTCTGGATCGTGCGGCGGCAACTCGTCCTGTCGCCTCCGAGAATACGCCTCCGGTATCTCCCGCGCCTGCGCGTCGTTCCATGCGCTCGCAATCGTGGCCTTCACTTCGGCCTTCGTCATCCCCGTCGCCAGCGCCGTCCGCTCGATGTCGTCGCGGATAGTTTCCGGAACAGCGCCGGCCTTCACCAGCCCGAAAATCCCGAAAGCCTCGGAATTCAGCGTGTTGTTCCGGTTCCCTTTCGGCGCGTTCGCGATCGAGGCCAGCGCGTTCTCGACCGCCGCTTTTACCCATGGGTGTGAACTTCCGTTCAGGCTCGATCGTCGATCTGCTTTCGGTCTTTCAATCTCGCGATCATGTTCAGGCGATATCCGCGAAATCCATTCCCGCAACGTGTCGACAGAATACCTGATCTCTGTCGCATCGACGATCCGAACCTGATACGGATCGTCTTTATGATGCCAGAACCCCGGCAGTCTCATGACGCGAGGCAGGTCGCAAATCTTCGGATCTGTGCCGAAATGCGCCGCTATCGCTCGCTGCGCCGCCGCGAACTCCTCGCGAGGAAAATCCCCTTCCACCAGCCAGTACGCGTGGAATTTACCAGGCGACGTGTTCACCAGTATCGACGGGTCCAGCCCCCACGAGTCGGGAAGTGACGTTCCATCGAAATCGGACATCAGCGTCCGAACCCTGACGACCTTTTCGGCCTTTCTTCGGTTCCCATCGACCTTGTTGACCGCAAAAAATACGCCCGCACGCTTGGCATTCATGTCCGCCAGCGCATCGAATTTACGTGTTGTCCACGCCAGTTTTTTCGAGATTTCCGGTTCCGCGTCTTTCCTGTCGTCGTCATCATCGAACGTCTGGAACACGACATCGCCATCCGGCGCGATCATGGCAAGAAAACGGCGTGCCTCGCCGATATCGGGCTGCGTGGTCATCATTCGGCCGGTTGGTTCACGCTGTCGGCAAGATGGCGCAGCGCCATCGCGTAGACGGGGCGAACCGCGTCGCTCTTTTCGATCGCAACGATTGTTTCGCGCGTGACGCCAAGTCGTTCGCCAAGCTGCTCCTGCGTCAGGTCCAGCACGCCGCGTCGGATGCGCCGAAATTCGTTCGGTGTCATGGTTTCCCCGCAAATCAGGCGATCAGAATGGCATGGCGGATTAGGAATAACAATTTTATGTGAAATCCGTTCACAAGGAATGTGTGACGGAGCGGGCGTTGCGGTCACGCTTTAAGTCACATTTTGAACCAATTGAAATCGTTCATAAATTAAACCGTGTAGACGGTTTTGTGACGGTGTGACCGAAAAAAGGGACAGGCTCACACATGCACATGCAGGCACAGGCACATGCGTGCAGGCGGGCGCGTATGCGTATAGGTGTAAAAACACGGTCACACGGTCACACTCTCTTATATATATATCTATCCTATTGAAATATATATATAAATAGCTGTGACCGAGTTTGTGACCGACTGTGACCACGGTCACGCGCTTGCCTTCCGCCCTGTTCCGGCATAAATTCCTACGCATGAATAAGCTCACGGACCTGCAAGCCCGATTTGTCGAGGAGTACCTCGTCGATTTCAACGCATCGAGGGCGGCTGGCGCTGCCGGATCGACTGCGGAAAATCTCGCCGTGGCGGGTTGTGAGTTCCTAAGAAATCCAAACGTGCGCAAGGCAATCGACGCCAAGCGCGAGGATTACAGCCGCCGGATCGAGGTCACGACCGAGAACGTGATCGAGGAAATCCGCCGCATGGCGTTCTACGATCCGATTGATCTTGCGGGCATGGGCATCCACGGGCCGGAGGATCTGGCGAAGTTGCCCGAGAACGCGCGCCGCGCAATCGTCGGATGGTCATGGGACAAGGCGGGCAACTTCACGCTCAAGCTTGCGGACAAGTCCAAGGCGCTTGACCAGTTGGCGCGGTACACGGGCGCGATCAAGGATGGCGCGGTGGTCGTCAATATCGACAGGGAAGCGCTAGGAGCGCGATCCGCCCTTGAGGAGCGCCTTGCACGCCTGGAAGGCCGAGCGGCTACCAGCGACCAACCTACGCGCCGCGTCTAGACGAAATGCCGTCACTCGCCGAACGCATGGCCGCGATACCTGCCGCCGAACGTGCGGCCATCATCGCGAGCCTGACCGACGCGCAGGTCATGGCCCTGCAACACGATTGGCGGTTCTGGGCAAGGCCGAACCAGCTTGCTCCCGATGGCGATTGGCTGACATGGGTGGCGCTTGCCGGGCGAGGGTTCGGCAAGACAGAGGCCGGCGCTCAATGGGTTCGCGAGCGGGTCGCGGCAGGTGCGCGGACGATCGCACTCGTTGCCGAAACGCAGAAAGACCTTGAGGAGGTCATGGTCGCGCGCCTCGTGTCGATCTATCCGCCGAGACAGGCTCCATCCGTGCGGTACAAGCCGGTTCGACTCGTGTGGCCTAACGGCGCGACCGCGCTAGGGTACAACGGCACGGAGCCAAACCAGCTGCGCGGGCCTGAATTCGACACGGCATGGGTCGACGAACTCGCGAAGTACCGATATGCGCAGGAAACCTGGGACATGTTGCAATTCACGATGCGCAGCGGCAACGATCCGCGCGTGTTCGTCACGACGACGCCGCGTCCGATCCCTGTCTTGAAATCGATTATCGCCGAAAAAACGACGGTCATTTCGCGCGGGTCTACTTTCGACAACGCGTCGAACCTGCCGGAAAAGTTCCTTGCGAAAATCCGGGACAGGTACGAAGGGACGCGGCTTGGACGTCAGGAACTTTTCGCCGAGATACTGGACGACGTGCCTGGCGCACTCTGGACGCGCGATATGTTCGACAGGCATCGCGTGCGCGACATGCCTCAGATGGTGCGCGTTGTCGTTGCCGTCGATCCATCTGGTAGCGACGGACAATCCGAAGACGCGGACGATATCGGGATCGTGGTGGCCGGCAAAGGGCAGGACGGGCGGGCGTATGTGTTCGCCGATCGCACGTGCAATCTGTCACCGAATGGATGGGCTCGGATGGCTGTCACGGCGTATCATGATTTCAAGGCGAACGGCATCGTCGCTGAAAAGAATTTCGGTGGCGCGATGGTGGAGTTCACGATAAAAACTGCCGATCGATCGGTGCCGGTGAAACTCGTGAATGCTAGTCGCGGCAAGGCCGTTCGCGCCGAACCTGTTGCCGCGCTTTACGAACAAGGCAAGGTAAGCCATATTGGCGACCTATCGAAGCTCGAAGACGAGTGCTGCCAGATGACGCCAGATGGTTTTATCGGCGATGGATCTCCGAACCGGGTTGATGCCATGGTCTGGGCACTGACCGAACTCATGGTGACAGGCTCAACCTACACACTGGCGAACATCAGATGATCAAAGCGCTCGACAGCCTGCTCAACCTCGTCACCGGCCTAGGCACGTCGAAAGACAAGTCGATCGCGACGCGGTACAACTTCGTGCCGATCGCGATGGACCAGCTTGACGCAGCCTATCGCGGCGACTGGATCGCTCGCAAGGTCATCGACATCCCGGCATACGACGCGACTCGGCAGTGGCGCGCATGGCAGGCCGAGAACAAGCAAATCGAGGACATCGAGGCGGAGGAGCGCAGGCACGGCGTGCAGCAGAAACTTGCGCACGCGCTTGTCCGCGCGCGCCTTTATGGCGGCGCGGGGATTTTCATCGGCGTCGGTAACGATGATCCGTCGACCGAACTCAACCCGTCGACCGTCAAGCGCGGCGGCCTGAAATACATCCACGTGCTCAACCGCAACCGCATATCGGCGGGCCAGGTCATCCGCGACGTAACGTCGCCGTACTATGGCGAGCCGGCGAACTACACGCTGACGTCGGACACGGCGGGCGTGGTCACGGTCCACCCGTCGCGCGTGGTGCGGATCAATGGCGCGGACCTGCCGGACCCGGAACTGTCCGCAGATGGGTTCGGCGACAGCGTGTTGCAGGCCGTGAACGACGCGATCATGCAGGCTGGCACGATGAACGCCAACATCGCGCAGCTCGCGCATGAGGCGAAGGTGGATATCATCCGCGTGCCGGAACTCATGATGTCGCTCGCGACGCAGGAATACCGCGACCGCCTCACGGAGCGGTTCACGCTCGCGAACGTCCAGAAGTCGATCAACAACACGCTCATGCTCGACAAGGACGAGGAGTGGACGCAGCGGCAGGTCAATTTCTCCGGCCTGCCCGACATGGTGCGGATTTACCTCATGATCGCCACGGCGGCGGCCGATATCCCCGCGACCCGGTTCCTTGGCCAATCGCCGGCCGGCCTGTCGTCGACCGGCGATAGCGACATCCGCAACTATTACGACCGAGTGGCATCCGACCAGGCGATGAAACTCACGCCCGCGATGGCGCGTCTCGATGACGTGATCGTGGCGTCGGCATTGGGTTCGCGCCCGTCCGAAATCCATTATCGCTGGAACTCGCTCTGGCAGATGACGGACAAGGAAAAGGCCGAAATCGGAAAACTCAAGGCCGAGTCCTGGGCACTCGACGTCGCTCAGGGTCTCATGCCGGACGACGCGCTTCGCGCTGGTCGCGAGAACCAGCTGATCGAGGACGGCACGTATCCGGGCTTCGAGGCGGCGCTGGAAGAAGCCGACAACATGCCGGAAGAGCCGGAACCTATCGTCGTGGCCGCACCGGTCCCGATCGACCCGAATTCCGTTCCGACCGCCGACGCCGCGCCGCGCACGCTGTATGTCCGCCGCGACGTCGTGAACGCGGCCGAAATTCGCGCATGGGCAGAATCTCAGGGGCTGGCCGATATCGTCGACGACATGCACGTCACGATCGCGTACAGCAGCACGCCGATCGACTGGATTAAGGCCGGGAACGCCGACGAATGGCGAGGCGAGAAAACCGACGTGCTGACGATTCCGGAAGGCGGGCCGCGCGCCGTTGAGCCGCTCGGCAACATGGCGGCCGTGCTCATGTTCGCGTCGCAGCGCCTGGCATGGCGGCACGAGACGATTATCGCGGCCGGCGCGTCGCATGATTTCCCGGATTATCAGCCGCATGTGTCGCTGACGAAGACGCCCGTCGATTTGTCCGCCGTGGTGCCGTATCGCGGGGCGATTGTGCTGGGGCCGGAGATTTTCGAGGAAATCAGGGCGTGACCCTCCTCGCCTCCTATTCCGCCCGCACGCCGCACCGGCCGACCATGTGCCTATGCGACGCCACGCCTCGCCACGACCCGTCCGGCACGTCCGGCATCCGTCGCCGGTACGAGGCAGACCTGATCAGGCGGTTCAAGCGACTGCGCGCGCTGATCTATGAGGCTGTCGTGAAAAACGACGTGCTCGGACAGGGCGTGTCGGCGCAGATGTTCCAGAAGTCGTTCGGGCGCGACGCCGCCATGATCCGCGACGCCGTACCAGGCCGCCAGCCAGGTATGTCGCCTCGATCTAACATCGACAACCCATATCGCGGACGATACCAATTCAGCAGCTCTGCCGACAAAATCGACGGGTTCATGGCGTGGCTGAAACAGATGCAGGCCGAGGGTATCCTCGAAATCCAGATCGGCACGCCGTTGACGCAGGCTGCCGGCACGGCATGGCAGAACGTCTACATCGAGAGCGCATATCGAAAAGGTGTCGCGGACGCCGCCGGACGCCTGCGCGAATCTGGCGCTCGCGTCGAGGGGTCGTGGGTGACGGCCGCATTTGACCGGCCGATCCATGCCGACCGCGTGGCGCTGGCGTACAGCAGGGCGTTCTCGGATCTCGCTGGCGTGACGGACGCCATGGACGCGCAGATTTCGCGCGTGCTCGCTCAGGGGCTGTCAGAGGGTCGCGGGCCGATGTACATCGCTCGACAGATGGTCAATCGCGTCGACAAGATCGGTATCGCCCGCGCGAGGATCATCGCCCGGACGGAGGTCATTCGCGCGCACGCCGAGGCGACGCTGAATTCGTACACGGAGGCGAAGGTCGAGGGCGTCAACGTCATGGCCGAGTTTTCGACGTCTCTGGATAACGCCGTTTGCCCGGAGTGCGCCGCGCTGGAGGGCAAAGAATACACGATGGAGCAAGCGCGCGGGCTGATCCCCGTCCATCCGAGATGCCGGTGCGCCTATCTGCCGGTCGTCCGCGCGCCGGAAAATCTCGCACTTCAGTAGTTGACGCATCGGTAATTAGTGTGTATGTTTTGTCTCAACGGATGGAGGCAAGCATGACGCGGTATCGGATGGAGTTTGGCGGGTTCACGAGATGGTCGGACGACGTTGCCGGAATTCAGGCGGCGATCGACGATCTCAAGGCCCGGTACTCGATGCGCGGCGAGATTGTCCGCATCTACCGCGTCGTAAACGGCATCGCGAAGATCGCGAAAGAGGGCCGCGCTTCGTAAATATCCGCTTGACGTGACGCGTTGAGTGTGTAGATTACAGATGCGGGCCGACGAGACGGCCAACGAAAAAAAAGACCGAGCCGGTCACGGAGAATGCCATGTAGCTAATCCAGCGCATAGGGCGCACGGCAAAATAAGCCGACGCACGTGGTTCGATAAGTCGAAAAAATGGTGTGTGATCGCCGCAGGGGATCGGCGTTAAAATCCCCAAAGAATTCACGAAGTCCGCGACCGCAAGCAGGATAATGGCCCGGTTGCCAAAACAAGATGACGGATGGGTTTGGCGTCATACGCGGCTAGAACACCGGCGTCACGGCGTGTGACGCAAGCGCAGCCAACGGTCGCTAACATTGGCAGGTTGAGGTCGAGTTTTGTCCTTTCCTTGACTGATCAACTGGACGGCGGGTAAATAGCCGCAAGGAATTCGCCAGAAATGGCGTCCGAAGAGTGGAGAGCGACCACTCCTTCCCGGCTCAGGGAAAAGCACGCTCAACGAGCGACCTGGAGACAGGAGTTCCGGCTAGACCCTTGTCGGATACAGTTTCCGCGAAAGCGGATCGAAATGCGAGGCGATCGTTGCGATGGCGCCGATCAAAAAAGGCGGACACGGATTGACGTGTTAAATCGGTAGTCTCGCATACCCAATAGCTGGCGCTGAATAGCGACGGCGAACAAATGCGAGGCGGACGCCAGTATCGTTAGACGCGGGTGCGCCGACGAGAAAACGACCGTCTCGCATACCAACCCGGCCCGTCCTCCCCTCGATGGCCGGCAACTGGCCCGCGACAGACCTCCTCCCCTGTCGCGGGCCTTTTTTTGGAGATGGAAATGACAGCCGACGAATTCATCGCGATTGCCGGCATCGATATCCCGGACAAGAATTCGAGCACATACCACATGGCCATGTCGGCCGCATCCGCGATCACGGAATTCGAAATTCAGAACGGCATAACCGGACAGGTCTACTCGTCGCGGTCCGACGGCGGCAGGCACTATGTCGAGGCTACCACGATCGACGGCCTCAGTTACGGCATCGGCATCGATCTATCATGATCATCGTCGCATCCGGCCCGTCNGCTCGCGGCTTCGTNCCGCCNGACGACGTCCCTATCATCGCGGTCAATGGTGCNATCGACTGGATATCGCGCGCCGACTACTGGTTTACCCTCGACACGTCGNCCGCCAATCTCAACCGGNTCCACAACCCGCGANCGGGCGTCCAGTATTGCGCCGCCGTGCCGCCAGAACGCCATCTGCCGCCTCACNTGCGCCGGTTCNANCGNGTCGGCTACGATTGGGCCANCTACCCGCCNGCNCCCGCGTACACGGTCGGATGGTGGCTGCGTCGCCTGTCGTGCAAGCCTGGNNTGTCGACCGACCCGGCGACGATCCACACGGGCAACTCGNCATATGGNGCGNTAGGGCTGGCGTATCATCTCGGCGCGCGNCGGGTCGTCCTCGTNGGNGTCGACGCNACGAATGACAGGCGCGTCGAGGGCGGCCGGTCGCGCGAGTTGAAGCACTTGCCGTCGCTGTTTGCGAGCGCGTTGCCGCAGGTCGAGATTGTCAGTTGCGGGGCGTTGGATAGCGTTCCGCAGGCGAGGTTTGAGGATGCGGTGGCATGGTTGCGACGGTAGCCCTAGTCTACCGAACCGGCGGCGACTATTTCCCCGAATACGTCCGCCGCCTCGCCATGGCGGCCCGCGCGAACGGCGCTCGCACCGTAGTCTGCCTGTCCGATCATCACGGCGTGTCGCAATGGTGCGAGCATATACCGCTGACGACCGACTGGCCTGGATGGTGGGCGAAACTCGAGCTGTTCCGCGCGCTGTCTGGCCGCGTCGTCTATTTCGACCTTGATACCGCGATCCGTCGGTCGATCCGGCCCATTCTCGAATACCCGCACCGGTTCACGATGTTGCGCGGGTTCAAGTCAGATCGAGGGGCGTCCGGAGTGATGGCATGGAACGGCGACTTCTCGCACGTCGCGCGCGATTTCTGCGCGTCCCGCATACCGGAATATTCCGCGCGCGGCGGTAAGTGGGGCGACCAGGATTGGATTAACGATCATCTCGGTTTCGAGCCTGAGTATTTCCAGGACATCTGGCCCGGAGTGATCGCGTCGAGAAAACTGGACAGGGTGCGCGCCCGCATGGCCGCGTCGATCGTCTGCTACCATGGGAAGCCGAGGCCGCACCAATGCGCATGGACATCGTGAACGTAAACGGCGTGAACCTGAATGCCGACCGCGATATGGTCGTGAAGCGGTTCAGATCGCGCGGCGAATTCGAGCCGCAGTCGATGGAGTTGTGGCGCGGGTATGCGCGCGATGGCGGCATGATGCTCGACATCGGCGCGTACACGGGGATATATGCGATCGCCTCCGCGCAGGAAGGCGCGCGGGTTACGGCGTTCGAACCGATGCCAAAGTGCGCGGCCCGGATGCGGGAGAATGCGTATCTGAATGGCGTATCGTTTCAGTGGTGGCAGAACGCCGTGTCCGACAATGGCGGTAGGCTCACGATGTCGTCGCGGGCTGACTTGTCGTCGGCGTCGCAGGTCGATCTTCGTGGCCTGCCGGTCCATGCGACGATCCTGGACGACATGGCATTTACGGACGTCCGAGCGATCAAGATCGACGTCGAGGGCCATGAGCAAGCCGTGTTGCGTGGCGCGATGGACACGATTTCGCGGTGCCGGCCTGCGATCATCGCGGAGTGCTGGACGGCCGACGATTTCGCCGCCGTTTGCGCCATGCTGCTTGGATATTCGGGGCGTCGGATCGAGGGATCGAATTATCTGATGACACATGATTGAAATGTGTGTATGGATGATGGCGAAATAGGAGGACGTGAGATGCAGAAACCCATAACCCCGCGCCGCATCCGGTACGCCGCCGACAAGATCGCCAAGGCGTTCATGGAGGCGGTCGCTGCCGACATGCGTCGTGATGCAGAACTGGACCGGATGGCGGATGAGTTTGACCGCGTAATGGCATGGCATGATCCGCATTTTTACTGCCGTTGCGTTTTGATTCCGACAATCGAAGTCGACTATATCAGTTCGGATGGCAGCAAGGGACGCGCCGCACTTAAATACATCGAAGCCGACGCCGTGATCGCCGCCCGCAAGGTCGACCAGTCATGACCAAGCGAATTCTCATCGTGCTGGCAATCTCCGTGTACATCATCGTGCTCGCGTTCGTGATCGGCGCGATATGATGACCGTCCTATCCCTATCCCTCCGAGACGACCGCAACATCGGCGACGCTCGGTGCTCGCCCCACTGGTATTTCGCGATACCGGGTGATCATCTGCCGCTCAACTCGGACGATCATCCGGCCGCAGACGTGATCATTTTCGGCGGCGGCGCAATCGCCGGGCGCGCGTCGAAATACCAGACGCCAGCCAAGAAAATCGCATGGGGCGTCGGGTCGACACGTCGTGGCGTTATGGGTCCGCCGCCAGATCACGACGTGCGCGGGTTCGAACTCTACGGATCGCGCGACTACGGCCACGGCGATTGGGTTCCGTGCGCGTCGTGCATGGCTCCTGAGTTCGACAGCGTGCCGGACCCGGTGACGCCGTTCGCGATGTACGGCCATGCGCAATTGTCCCCGATGCGATGGGTGAACAACGACTGCATGGATTTCGCGCGCGTGATCGCGCATCTGGCGACCGGCGAGACCGTGGTAACGTCGTCATATCACGGCATGTATTGGTCGCTGTTGATGGGCCGCCGCGTCGTAGCGCGTCCGTTCGGCGCGAAGTTTTTCGGCCTGCCGTGGCGCGGCGAATGGGATGGGCGGGATCTGGTATTCGAGTCCGACCGGTCGAGGCTGGACGAGGCCAGGTCGGCGAACCGGGCGTTTTGGGAGAGGGTGAAGCGGTATGTCTGAGATACCTGAGGACGTGATGAAGGCGGCGCGGGATGCGCTGTGGGTTGAGGAACGCGAGATGACAGCCCACGTCGAAAGCGTCGCCCGTGCGCTCATGGCCGAACGGGATCGCGCCGTGATCGATGCTACCGCCAAGAAATACACCTACGACCAAGGCATGGATCACGAGATGGAGATGTTCAACGACGGCGTTGACGCTGCGATCGTCGCCATCCGCAACGGACCCGCATCATGACCAATCTCATTTTCGCCTACCTCACCATCGGTGCGGTGATCGCAGGGATCATTGTCGTCAAACCGCGATGGATCATTGCCGTTCGGCTCATGGAAGTTCGGATGGGGAGAACGACCGCTATTCTTGCGGCCATCTTCACGCTCGCCATACTGGCCATTGCATGGCCTGCATTTGTGCGCGAACTGAACCGCTAACCGCCCGCTTGCCTACCAATTACGGATAGGATATACGTCCTATCCATGCAGATGACAGACCGCCTCACGCTTGACGGCACGCGACGCACGGCGGACGGCTACATGACCGCCGTCGCGAACGTCGCGCGGACTGGCATCCAGGAATATCTCGGATCCGAACTTGGCCGCCCCGACATGGCGCGCGTGCGCGTGTACCGTCCGGCCGACGAGGTTTTTTCCGCCGACGCGATGCGCACGTTCGCGCACAAGCCCGTCACGAACGACCACCCATCGGAACCGGTAACGGCCGACAACATCCGCGAATATTTCGCAGGCATCACCGGCGACGAGGTCGACGGCCGCGACGGCAAGTTCATCCGCGTCCCGCTCGCCATCATGGACGCCAAGGCGATCCGCGATATTGAGGCCGGCAAGCGCCAGCTTTCCATGGGCTACACCTGCGATCTCGATTGGACCGCAGGCACCACGGCGGACGGCTTGCCTTACGACGCATCCCAACGTAATATCCGCGCAAATCATCTTGCTGTCGTATCGGCAGCGCGCGGCGGACCTGAATTGAAAATCGGAGACAGTGACATGACCACGAGGACCATCACGGTCGACGGCATCAAGGTCCAGATGGAGGACCAGACCGCCGCCATCGTCGAGAAATTCGCGACCGACGCCGCGTCGAAGTTCGAGGAATTCAAGAAGAAGTCCGAGGAAGACGAGGCCGAGAAGAAGACCAAGGACGCGCAGATCGCGACCAAGGATGCCGAGATCGCGACCCTCAAGTCGCAGCTCGCCGACGCCACGTCGCCCGCCAAGGTCGCCGATGCGGCCCGCTCGCTCGCCGACACCATCGGCAAGGCCAAGTCGATCCTTCCGACCGTCACCGTCGACGGCAAGTCGGTCGATGACATTCGCCGCCAGGTCGTGGACGCCAAGCTCGGCGACGTCGCCAAGGGCTGGACCGCCGACCAGGTCGCCGCATCGTTCGGCACGCTCACGGCCGGTGTCACGGTCAAGACGACCGACACGCTCGCGCTCGCTCTGTCGAACGCGACCCCGATCGCCGACACGCGCGTGACCGCGCACGATGCCATGATCAAGCGTCTCCAGGACGCCCACAAGACCCGCGCGGCGTAAGGAGATACCACGATGGCGACCACGCAGACCACCTATTCCGAGACGATCGCCCTGCCGCCCGCCGGCACGTGGGCCAACATGACCAACCGTGACGCGGACAGCCTCGTCTGCGAGACGGCCGCCGGCATCGCGTTCGGCGTGGCCGTGTCTCAGGGAACCGCCGCGAATGGCGCGGTCATTGGCGGCGCGTCCGCCGCCGTGTTCCGTGGCATCACGATCCGCGACATTACGATCCCGCCGACGAATGGCGAGGAATATGCCGAGGGCGACGTGATGGCCGTAGCGACCGAAGGCGACATCTGGGTCACTGTCGGCGGCGACGTCACCGTTGGCGGCGACGTCACGTTTGCATCGACGACCGGCGTCCTGTCCAGCGCAGGCACGGGCGGATCGCAGTTCGCGATTTCCGGTGCGCGGTGGATGACGGCAGCGTCGAGCGGCGCGCGCGCCAAGGTCCGCCTGTCCGGCCACGTCCCGGCCGCGTAACGAACAAGGGCGGCGCGAACTGACCATCGCGCCGTCTGCCCGTCGAGATGACGGCAAGTCCCATGATGGAGGTCTGGTCAACCGCTTGACGACCCGGAGACGGAAATGTTCAATCTAGACGCACAGACCGCGCTCGGGTTCCTATCGAGCCAGACCGCGCACATCGAGAGCCAGGTCTACGAGACGCAGTATCCGGATATCCAGTATCCGATGCTGGTCCCGATCGATTTCAGCGCGTACCAGTGGGCCGCGTCTGTCGAGTTCTATTCGATGGACAAATCCGGTCAGGCGCAGTGGTTCAACCATCAGGCCAAGGACGTCCCGCTCGCCAACGCTACGTACACGCAGCACACGCACGGCATCCACATGGCGGCCATCGGCTACAGCTACACGCTCGCCGAAATCGGCCAGGCCATGATGATCCCCGGCCGCAATCTCCAGGCCGATCGCGCCAACGCCGCGCGCCGCGCCTATGAGGAATTCATGGAAAGCGTCGTCCTCGTCGGCGACGCAGCCAAGGGGTTCGACAGCCTGATCGACTCGGCGCTTCCGACCACGGTCACGGCCGCCGCGACCGGCACGGGCGGGTACACCTCGTGGGCATTCAAGACCGGTGACCAGATCGCGGCAGACGTGAACAACGCGCTGTCGGGGATCTACACCGGGTCGCTGACGGTCGAGATGGCCGACACGCTGCTGCTGCCGATCGCCGAGATGCTGCGTCTCGCGACCGTCCGCATGGGCGACACCAACATGTCGATCCTCGAATGGCTGGCGACGCACAACGTCTACACGTTCAAGACGGGAGCGAAACTGTCGATCTACGGCCTGCGCCAGCTCGACACGATCGGCGACGGCGGAACGGGACGCATGATCGCGTATCGCCGCGACCCGAACGTCTTGAAGGTCCATATGCCGATGGCGTTTCAGTTCCTGCCGGTATGGCAGTCCGGCCCGATGATGTTCGACATCCCCGGCGTGTTCCGGACTGGCGGCCTCGAAATCCGCCGACCAGGTGCGGTTCGGTACGTGGACGGCATCATCGATCCGAGCGAGACCTGATATGCCGCGCGTCCGCGTCATCAACATCGGTCGCCGGCCGCGTGGGTTCTACGCGGCCGGCGGACGGTTCGTCGCGCTGCCGGTCGGCGGCACGACGGATCCGGTGTCGATCAACGATGGCACCGAGCGCGCGCTGTTCAACAGTGGCGATGTCGAATTCGACTACCTCGACGGCTACGACAGAGACCGGCGCGCGACGTTACTGGCGAAGGCCAGCACGATGTCGGCCGCCGAGTTCCGCGAGGCCGCGGCCGCGTTGCTGGGCAGCGAATTCCCGACGAAACGAGCCGCAGTGGAGGCGCTCGAAAATGGCGGCGACAGCGGCGGGGCTTAAGGCTCGATACCCGGAATTCACGTCGGTTGCCGATGCGACCGTCACGATATGGATCGGCGACGCGTCCAGGTTTGTCGACACGACATGGCGCGCCGACGACATCGACCGCGCGACGTATGCGCTCGCGGCGCACTACATGGCGAGCGGTGGCGTTCTGAGCGGAGCGGTATCGATGCCAGGTCCAGTCACGTCGATGAAACTCGGCGACGCAGCCGAGACATATGGATCATGGGGCGGGTCGATGTCCACAAGCGAATTCTCCACGACGGCATACGGCGTCGCGTTTCTGCGGATGCTGCGCGCCAATCATCCTGCCGTTGCGATCGTATGAGGTGATCCATGCCGACCACTGATGTCCTGCCGAGCGTGTTTGGCGACAACGGCGCACGCGAGGTCGTCCCTGTAATCGGGATCACGCCGACGGGCCAGTTCGCGGCGACGATGACCGATCTGGTCGACGTTTTCGACACGTCCCCGAGCGGGTCCCTTATCGTTGGGGGGCGCACGCCGCGATTGACTGCATCCATGACGCGCGCCGCGAGCGGGACGCAGTACAGTGTCGGCGACGCCTTGATGAACACGGAAACCGCCGCGAGTGCGGTTCCCTTGACCTGGGATGTCGGCAGCTTGACGTCCGGTCGCGTGACTGGCGCGCGGTGTGTCGTTGCGGCAGCGAGCGGCACGGTCGTTCTCGCCGCGCTCGATGTCGATCTGTACCTGTTCCGGCCGGCGACCGGGGTCCCGTTTGCGGCTGCATCATACCCTGCCGACAATGCGGCTGTGAATTTCACGGCGGCGGCGATGCGCGAGTGCATCGGAATTATCCGGCTCGCGAGCGCCGGGTGGGTGAACAACGTCGGGACGAACGCCGCTGCGGGTGGGTTCCTGTACCAAGCGTCGGCCCTGACGACGGTCAGTAGCCGGCCGTACGCGCCGTTCAATCTGACTGGGTTGTCGGCGACGACGATTATCGGCGTGCCAGTCATGCGCGGCGCGTGGAACCCCGGAAACGTGGCGCAGCAGATTGACGTCACGCTCGATATGGATCTCGATTAATGGGCGGGCACGTCTGGTCTCCTAGGGCAACCGCCCGGTTCAAGGGCGGGGGTGTGCTTGTCCCCGGCCGCGACCTTTTCCTGCCGGGTGATATCCTACTCGACTACGACTCGGCCGACCTGGATACGATGTTCCAGGACGCCAACGGCACAACGCCAGTCACGGCCGATGGTCAGTCGGTAGCCTTGCATCTAGATAAGGGCAAGTGGGGCGGGCTGAGCTACGCCGCCATGCGCGCTTCGCAGCCTGAATTGGTGGCGGCGGGGGACGGCGTCGTCACGACTGGATGGAGCGCGCCGAACGGTGGCTCGTTTGTTTCCAGTGGCGGGGAGTACATCTTCACCAGCGCGGCGAGTGTTGTCGGCATCGACGATCGCCGGAGTGGCTATGCGATCACATGCGTCGTCGGCAGAACTTATAGCGTCCAGTGCTCCGCGCGGGTCGTTACGTCTGCCATCCTTGTGCTTAATGCGTCGTCGAATCTCAACACGACGGCTGGCAGTTTGGCGACGACAACAAGCACGACCGCTGTCCCGCTTAAGGCGCATTTTGTTGCGACGGCGACGACGATGTACATCCAGTTTCGCCACGGCACTGATGGTTCGGCGCAGTCAGCAATTGACAATGTCTCCGTAAGGGAAATTCCCGGCTATCCTCGCAGGCAGTCGGTCGGAGCGTCGCAGCGCAAGTACAAGACCGATGGCGTTCTGCGTTGGACGCTAAATGATGGTTCCGACGACAGCGACCTCACAGACTCAATCAATTGGGGAACGGACGAAGTGGCGCTGTCGGTGGCGCTGCGAAAAAACAGCGACGCAGCCACGGGCGTCTTCACCGAGTTCAGTTCGACCACCGCTTCAAATGCCGGTGCGTTTTACCTTGCCGCACCAGTCGGTGCGGCGGCTATCTTCCAATCGCAGGTCAACGGCACGGCGAATACGACGGCAGCGACCGGCGCCTCTTACGCAGCGCCCATCACAGCAGTGGTCGGCCTGCTCGCCAAGATCGCCACCGACACGCACGAGCTTTGGGTTAACGACGTGCTCGCTGCGAGCCAATCGGGGGACCTCGGTAGCGGCAATTTCGGCAACTACCCGCTCTATTTCGGAAGGCGCTTCAACTCGAATTTCCCGTACAACGGTGCCGAGTTTCGCACCCTGGCCCGCAATCGCCTTTGGACTTCGCAGGAGCGTCCGCGAGTCTCAAGGTTCCTCGCCGGCGTTGCCGGCATAAGCATCTAGGAGGCTGTCATGGCATATGTCGACGTCTGCATTCTCGTTCCCAATGCGAAGAAGAGCGCGGTTGAGGAAGCCGTGAACTGGCTGACGCCGACCTATGGCGTCATGGGCTTTTCTGTCGCCGTCTGCCCGGTCATCCCTGCGCCGACGTGGGAAAGCACACCGACCCACTGGCGCGCGGCAGACAGCATGCTCCAGCCGATCGCCGTCGCGTGGCAGTATGTGGCGCTGGAGGGCGAACTCCCGGAAGACTTCGTGCTGGACGAAAACGCTACCATGACGGAACAGGAGATCATCGACGCATTCGACGGCACGCGCGTCTGGATCGGGAACGATGTCGGGGATTCGGTGATCTGGGCCGCCAGCAACATGAACTCGCTATCGCCCGTGCTGGTCGACCGGCCGCAGCCGCCGTTTATCTGACCCACCACCCTCGCCACGTTTGCGGGGGTGCCCGATATCGGAATTCCGATATCGACCCTACGACCACGACGCACGCAGCCACGATCGCCATGATCAACCATGGCCGCGCGGCGATATATTCGACGACGGCGGTCATGGCGCGTCCGCGAAAGCGCGCATGCGCATGATGGCCGCGCGCTGGCGACGTCGGAACTGGCGATCGTCGGCTTCCTTGCGCACCATCTCGGCACGGATCTTCGCGATCTGATCGTCGGTGAAAAAATCCAGCCGGCCGCCGATGACGCGCGACAGGGCATTGTCGAACTCGCGGCCAAACGTCGAATTCAGGCGGCGGATGGATGCCTCGTGGCGGTCACGCATCGTCGTCTTCCTCGATTTCGTAGAGGTCCAGATCGTCCGGCGACATGCCGCTTTTGAGCAGCGCGTACTGCCGGTCATTGGCGACCAAATAACGCCGGTCGATTGGCGTGCGCTCTGTCAGCGTCAAAATGACGTGACGGTTTCCATGCGGGCCGAACTCCGACCGGCACCAGACCCATTCTGTGGTCGCCAGCGCCATTGCATCGGGCGATTCATGGGCGCGGATGGTGTGCGGGCGCGCATTCATGACGCTGCGGCTCCCTTTGCGCGGGCGATAAGGTGCGCTCGCGATTCACACCACGATGTGCGGACGTCTTCCGAGCGAGAACTGGCCTCGCTAGCGCGGGCCATAAGCGCCACCATCTCCCCGATAAGCTTGCGCAGCCCCGCCACGCTCGCCTCACGCAGGGCCAGGTTGTGCTCGGCGACGGCGCGCGCCTGTTCGGCTGCGGCGAGGTCGGCACGAAGGCGTTCGTTCTCTGCGGCGAGGGTGGACAGTTTTGCGCTGATCTTGTCGTCCGGCCACTCGTTTTCGTGGATCGCCTTCATGTGCCAAGGCTCAATGCGAGCCTCGCGTTCGGCGTCTTCCTTCGTGTAGCGGCCGGCCTCGTGCTTCGCCGTCGTGTACCCGCTCATGTTTGGGCGGTAGAAGTAGCCACCCTTGCGAATAAGCCATTCAAGCGCGTCGTTCATCTCTCTCTCCATAACGGGGCAGCGTGTGGCCATGAGGGCAGTCACGCCAGCAACCAATCGTCGTCGTTCGGTATGCCCATCGCTCGGTCAATCGACGCTTGCACGGCAAGGTCTGCCATCGACGGGCTAGCGTCATGGTCGCGGCCGCCAGCCGTTCCAATCTGATGGAAAATGCCGACACTTCCTGCGCTACGGTGAACGCTCAAAATGTGGTCGCGAACCGCCGTCTCAATGGCGAACCGCTTGTGGCAAGCCCCGCACATGAATGGTTTCGCGGTCATCTTCTTCTCCTGTTGTGTGGCGCTGAGGGGCTAGGCGGTGGCGGCTTTGTCGGCGAGGTCGCGCTTTTCCTCCGGCGTCATCTCGCCGATGGCCTTGTTCGTTCCGTCTGCGTGGGCGGGCCATGTGGTGGCGGGCATGTCTGTGCTCCTGTTGCGTTAAGAGGGGGATAGGCTGTCAGTCGATGTGAATTGTGCAGCCGAACCGGCCGTCATCGACCCACGCGCCTCGGCCCCCGAAGTAGTCGTGATAGAAGCGGGCCTTCACCTCATCGACCGTCGCATCCATAGGGCAGGTGCCGGTGATGGTTTCGCTGTTGTAGCCGTATGAGCGACTTGTCACATCGAACGACATGGCGCGCTCGGCCTGCGGAAGACACTGCTGCCAAAGATCGTCGGGCAGTTTTCGGCCCCATGGGTCATTCTCCAGCCCCATCTTCTTGGCGGCAGCCCGACGGGCGAAATTCTCCACATTGCGCTTGTGAAGTTCTTGATCACGGTCGGTCTGGCTGGCGGTCATGTTTGTGTTCCCTGTTTGGTGATACCCAATTCATACACACTAAACGCCAACCCGTCAACAGGCAAAGTTGCACATTATCCAAATCGCGCGTATATGGTTGGCATGGCACGGAAATCGCTCTCTGACGACAGCCCGACGACGCGGCTCAACTTCACGATCCCCGAGGACTTGCGGGACCGGTTCCAGCGCGCGTGCGCGGATATGGGCGTTGGCGTTTCGGAGCGGCTGAGGGCGCTGATCGAGCGGGATGTTGCGATGGATCGGGAGGCGGCGGAGTGATGTATAATTTGCCAGACCTCACGCCGCTGTTTTACCTCGCCATGTTCGGCTTGCTTTGCGCCATCCTGATTGCCGGCATCGGCACGACGTGGCTCGCATATCATCTCGTCATGGCGCTCATCGGCTACGTCTCATGACCATCTACACCCGCAATCTCACGCAAACCCTGACCTACTGGCCCCCATCGGGCAACGCGCCAGGCGGCGGCGTCACCTATGGCGCGCCGGTCTCGATCAAGGCGCGATGGCAGGACAAGGCTGACCTCGTGCGGTCGGCGGACGGCCAAGAGATCGCATCGTCCGCCATCGCCTACGTGGACCGCGTGCTCGCTGACAAGGGGTATCTGTATCGCGGCGTGTCGGTAGCGGCGAACCCGTTGACGGTCGTCGGTGCGCGTGAGATACTGGCGCGCGGGTCGTCGCCTGATTTGTCGGGAACGGTCGAGTTGATGAAGGTCTGGCTGAAGTGACCAGGAAGGTGACCGACAACCACGGCCTCGCCAACGTCCTGAAAAACCTCAATCGCGAAATCGACGCGATCGAGGGCAATTCGATGGCCGGCCTTCTCGCGGGCGGTCTCGTGGTCCAAGGCGAGGCGCAACGCCGCGTCCCGCGCGAGTATGGAAACCTCGTCGGGTCCGCCTATACGCGCAAGGCGCAGAACGACGCGAACGCCGTCGAGGTTGGCTTCACGGCCGAGTACGCGATATGGGTGCACGAGAACCGCGAGGCGACCCTGAAGGGTGAGGAACGCCCGTCCGGCCTTGGCGTCTATTGGGGCCCGAATGGCGAGCCGGGGTTTCTGGCGAACGCCGTGAGGGCGAAGATGCGGGCGATTGTCAACATGGTTCGGGCGTATGCGAGGGTGAAATCAGGTGGCGAATAGCGCAGCCCACGACATCGCCCTATACCTCGCCGCGTCCGGCGTCGGAACCTATCTCGGCGCATCGGGCTGGGCCATAAATCACGACGGCGAGGGCATCTCGCCTGACAACTTCGTCACGGTCTACAACACGGGCGGACAACATCCCGAGACCGACGAGTTGGATCTAGACCGTCCGACCATCCAGGTCCGTGTCCGCGCTGTCGATCTCGCGGAAGGCTATGCCAAGCTGCGCGACATCCGCGATTTGCTCATATTCCCGCAACCGATCGAATGTGATACAAGCACGTTCAGGCTGATCACGATCACGTCCGACATGGGCAAAATCGGGAACGACGCCGGGAACCGCCATATTCTCACGGCCAATTTCGATTGCTGGCGTGAGATCACAGAGGAGACGACCTGATGGCCGCTGCTGCCGGACGCACGATGCGCGTCAACTACAATTCGACCGCCATCGCGGGCGTCCGCACCAAGACGGTTACGTTCAACGGCGAGCCGATCGACATCACGTCCGACGACGATGCCGGATGGCGGACACTGCTGGCGGACACTGCTGCCGTGCGATCGGTCGATATCTCGGTCGAGGGCGTCGCCAAGGACGACACGTTGCGCGCGGCCTGGTATGCGGGGTCGCTTCTGGAAGCGATGGAGGTCGAGTGGCCGGACGGCGCGTCGCTGACCGGGGATTTCCATCTCGGATCGTATGCCGAGACCGGCGCAACCGAGGACGGCGTCACGTTCTCGGCGACATTCAATTCGTCCGGCGCGCCGACCTATACCGGACCGACGACCTGATGAGCGTATTCGAGCCGATCACGCTGACCTATGCCGGCGAGGATTTCACGATCCCTGCCACGCGCGTCATGGGGGCGATTGCCAGGATCGAGGAACACGTCACGCTGACCGAGTTGGCGACGTGGGGCAGCGACAGGGCGAAAATCCGAGTGACCAAACTCGCGGCGGCCTACGGGTCGCTGATGCGGTACGCTGGGGCCGACGTCACGGATGATGATGCGTATGGGTACCTGTTCGCCGACGCGGCGGGGCTGTCCGGCGTCGTCACCGTGGCGCAGACGCTCATGGTCATGATGATCCCGCCGTCCGCGCTCGCAGCCAAGCCTGTCGCGGCAAAAAAAAAGCCAACGTCCAACTCGTCAAGGAAGCGTTCAAGCTCGTCGTAGGGCAGGGATGGGTGACGCCGCGCGAGTTCTGGCGGCTCCATCCGACCGAGGTGCATTGGATCGTCGAGGCCAAAACGCCGCCCAAAATGTATGGCAGCCTGACGCAAAATGACGTAGACGAGTTGTACGAGTTCGCATTCGGGGCGCACGATGATCGGTAAATCGCTCGGCAATCTGTTCGTCAGGATCGGCGCCGATACGACCGACCTGAAAAAGGGCGAGGCGGATGCTGTCAACTCGCTCAAAAACATGGATGCCAAGTTCGGGCAGTTCGCCGCGACCGCTCTGAAACTCGGCGCGGCGGCCGGCGCGGCGATTGCCGCGATCGGAACCGCCATGGTTCATTCGTCCATGGAGACGGCCCGCGAGATCACGAACCTCGCGACGATTTCCGGGGTCGGAACTGAGGAATTCCGCAAACTGTCATACGCCGCCAAGACGGTCGGCGTCGAGCACGACAAGCTGAGCGACATTTTCAAGGACGTTCGCGACCGCGTCGGTGATTTCCTGATCACCGGCGCAGGCCCGATGGCTGATTTTTTCGAGACGGTCGCGCCGAAAATCGGCATTACTGCGGAGGCGTTCCGTGGGCTGTCTGGCCCGGACGCGCTGCTCTTGTTCAAGGATAGCCTCGACAAGGCCAACGTCAGCGCCGAAGAGCAGGTTTTTTTCATGGAGGCGATGGCGTCTGACCTGACGCTGTTGCAGCCGTTGCTGGCCAATGGCGGAGCGGAACTCAAGCGGCTCGGCGAGGAAGCGAGCGCGGCCGGACTGGCCCTGTCGGATATCGAGACGGAGCAGATCCGACAGGCGTCGGTCGCAATCCAGCGGATCACGACGTTTACGGCGGCGTTCGCGGACCAGTTGACCGCGCGGCTCGCACCGATCCTGACGGTCATCGCCGACAGCCTCAACGATGCCGCGAAGGAGACGGGCGGTTTCGGGTCCGCGATCGACAAGGCGATATCGCTCGGCGTCCGGTTGTTCGCATCGATATCGCGGGAAATTTATCTGGCGCGCGTCGGGTTCGATGGGTTCGTCGGGGACATCCTGAACGGGTTCGACACGTTGGCCGGGGCGATGCCTAGCGGGCTGGCCTCGATTTTTGGCGGGACTGCCGAGGATTATGGGTTCAAGCCGGTCAACGAGAGTTGGGGAAAACTGCGCGAAACGCTCGAAGCTCCCATGTCGTCGGACGAAATCGAGGCATGGTTGGCGCGCGTGCGCGAATCGTCGGTCGCGGCGGCAGAGGAGACGATCGCCGCCCGCGAGAACATCATCAACGGTGGCGGTATGGCGGGTATCGGCACCGGAACCGATGTCGGCGCGGCAAACGACAAGGCGGCGGCTTTGCAAGAGCAGATGGACGCGCGCCTCGAAGCGCTGCGCATGTCGCTCATGACCGAGGAAGAGGCGGAGCGCAACAGCTACGCCATGCGACTGATCCAGATCCAGGAATTCTACGACGCCGGCATGGTCGCCAAGGGCGAATATGACGAGATGATGGAGCGTTCGCAACAAGAGCATTCCGAACGCATGATCGAAATCGCGCAACGTCAGGCCGACCAGGAAATGGCCCTGCGATCCGCCACACTCAACGCTGTCGCGTCCACACTCGGATCGATCGGATCGGCGATCAATTCGTTCGGCGAGAAAAACCTCGCGGCGGTCAAGGCGTTTTCGGTGGCGCAGGCCCTGATCAATACCTACGAGGGCATCACCAAGGCTCTCACGCTGCCGTTCCCGCTCAATTGGGCTCAGGCGGCGGCTGTGGGCGCGGCCGGGTTCGCGCAGGTCGCATCGATTATCAATACGTCCAAGGGCAGTTCTGGCGGCTCCGCGTCGTCCGGTGTATCGGCCGGCGCGGCGTCTGCCTCAACGCCATCTCAGACGCTCAACCTGTCGCTACAGGGCATCAGTCCGTCGGCGCTATATTCCGGCGATCAGGTGCGCGAATTGGCGCAGACGCTTGTCCAGTACCAGCGCGACGGCGGGCAACTCGTATTGGTGGAAACATGATCGTCATATCGCCATCGCTCGCACTCGTACCGGTATCTGTCATCGATCCCGATGCGCCCGTGATCGGGTGGCGCAATATCGTGACGTCCGAAATCGTCGCGGCCGACACCGAGGCGGCGGGATATCCAGCATCCAATCTCGCCAACGTGTCGACCGTCGAGCAGTGGCGATCAACCGACGACACGGGAGAGCAGTTTATCACGATCGACGCGTCCGGCACGTTCGATTATGTCGCCATCGCGCGGCACAATTTCGGGTCGGGGCAGGTGTCGGTTCGCGTGGATGCCGACGTGGACAGCGTGTGGACCGAGGTGGTGCCGGAATTCCTTCCGGGGTCAGATGCGCCGCTGATCATGCTGTTCGAGAGCGGTACCTATCTAGGTCTGCGCGTCCGGCTGTTTGCTGATGGCATCGCGCCGCGCGCATCCGTGCTCTACGCTGGCCAGATCACGCGGTTGCAGCGCCGAATGTACGTCGGGCATACGCCGCTCCCGTACGGACGCGGCGCGCGCGTGACGAACGCCAGATCCGAAAGCGGCGATTTCCTTGGCCGCATAGTTCTTACCGAAACGCTAGAGACCGCCGCACCGCTGAAAAACATCACTCCGTCATGGTATCGCGAAACGCTGGACCCCTTCATCGCAGCATCAAAAGAGGTTCCGTTTTTCTGGGGATGGCGACCGTCATCGTATCCGAATGAGGTCGGCTACGCGTGGATGACGAACGACCCGAAGCCGTCGAACCAGTTGCCGAACGGCATGATGTCGATTGATTTGCAGATGGCTGGGGTGGCGCTTTGAAATCCCTCACCTTCATCGAGATCGACATCGACTATTGCAGCCTCGTCTACGGCACGTCGCCATGCACTGCCGCGATCGGCGCGACAGGAACCAAGAAGTGTTTCAACACGCCCGCCACGTGCCAGGACGAGGCGAATTTCGATCTCGCGCCCGTGATGCTGCGGTTCGGTATGCAGTCGACCTATCTGGCCGAATCCGGCATTGACTGCATACCATCCATGGACAGCGTGTCCATTTCGCCTGCCGTCGTGTCGCTTGGCAAGGATCTTGGCACGCGCGCCACCATCACGGCCAATTTCAGCGATCATCGGTGGAGCGACGCGGCGATCGGCTTCGACAAATACACGGCAGATCGGGCATACGATCCGTTCCACCAAGGCACGTTCTGGGGCAAGTTCCGCGCGCGCCAGCCGTACCTCATTGGCCGACCGTTCCGCCTCATTCGCGGGCTGTTGGGCCAGTCGCTCGCCGAAATGGAGACGAGGCATTTCATCATCGAATCGTTCAACGGGCCGACGACGGACGGAAAATATTCGATCATCGCCAAGGATGTCCTGAAACTCCTCGACGGCGACCGCGCGCAGGCTCCTGCCGTGAGCCAAGGTTTCCTCACGAGCGACATCGCAGACGACGCGACATCGATCACGCTCAACCCGTCAGGCATCGGCGATCTCGAATATCCGTCCGCCGGCTATGCCGCGATCGGCGGCAAGGAAATCGTCGCGTTCACGCGGTCGTCCGACACGCTGACGATCACGCGCGCGCAGTACAATACGGATGCGATCGAGCATGACGCGGGCGACCGGGTGCAATTGTGCATCGAATACACCGGCGACGACGCGGCCGGCATCATCGCGGACCTCATGACCAATTATGGCGAGGTGCCATCTGGCGCAATCCCGATCGAGGCATGGCAGGCGCAGACGGCAGCATATCTGCGCCGGCAGTATTCTGCACTCATTGCCGAGCCGACGTCTGTCAAGAAACTGATCAACGAGTTGATCGAGCAGGCGGCGCTGTCGATATGGTGGGATGAGATTTCGCAGACGGTCAAGCTGATCGTGCTGCGCAAAATCCCCGACGATGCGGGCGTTTTCGATGACGAGACCATTCTTGAAGCCTCGTTGCGAATTCAGGAACAACCGAGCACGCGACTGTCCCAGGTCTGGACGTATTTCGCGCAGATCGATCCTCT